AAGAGAAGCTAGTTAAGTCGGTTGTGTGAACTATTTCTCCGTTAACTTCTAACCTCAACTCACCTTTATCAGCATTTCCAAATGCATTATTTGGGTAGTTGTTTCCCGTACCTGGAGGATCTTGTGTAACATCTTCATTAAGACTTCCGACAATGTTTCTTAAAGATCCAAAAGCTCCAACTCTAATATTGTTACCACTTACAGCAGGCCCATAAGTGTCGTTAACATCTAAGGCAGAAAAACCTGCAGCATTATCTACTGAATAATAAGGCGGCGTGCTTCCAGTTAAGTCATTAGAAGAACCAAATGATAATTCTACAGAAGAAGCACCAGAATTATCATTGTCTATATCGTCTAAATCAGGCGCAGGTGCTGGTGCAAGCAAAGCTAAGATTTCATTAAATCTATCAATTGCAACGCCTAGGCGAGTTTGAGGTGTAAAGTCTTTAAAAAGACCGTCAGTATAATCACCGTCTTCAGCAATACCAATAGATGCAGTTAATGCTGCTCTTCCTAGCCCTTCGTCGTTTAGTATAAATCCATCTGAAGCAGCTAGCACAGATCCAGAATTAACTGTTGTGGAACCGGAAGCAAAAGTTATTGAGCCTCCAGATCCACCACCTGCTGCGTTTATTGTAAAGCTTCCTGAGTTGTTTGTTGTTATTGATACATTTGTTCCTGCGACTAGACTACCTGTAAGGAATCCTCCGTAGCCATCTGTAACTTGCAATGTACCTAACGAACCTGTCGATTCAACTACGCGAATAGCAGACATGAAACAAAACTCAACAAACTAAACTTAACTAAACTAAAAACAGCAATAACAGTGATTGCTAAACGTTACGTATAGTATAAATATACGAACAAAAAAGTAAATGATTATTTTATTTCTTTCAAAAGGCTTGAAATGTCTAAACCTGCACAATCTATTTTTCTTTTTGTAATATGATAATGACTAATAAATCCTTTAAATTTATCAGCTACAACTTTTTTATCAACAGTTTTCAATGTATTACCATCTTCATCAAGTGGACATTCTAAAGGAACACCAATACCTTCATGAATTGCTTTCCATAAAGCTTGCAGAGCTTGGATTTGGACTGGATAAAATCCTGTAAAATCTTCCATAGATTTTCCGTGAACAGTTTCACCACTAACAATTGGTCTTTCACCGAATCCATTCTTCTTATACCACGACTGATATTTTGGATAATAAGCATTGGCAATTTCAACACCGATTGAACTATGATTATGTTTTCTGCTTCCGGCATGCCAAGCTGCATGATTTGTATCAAGAAGCTGATAAATTGTTCCATCGTTATCAATGCAAAAATGAATTGATATTCCTCTTTTTTCCAATACCCTTGCACAAGATTTACTGTTTAAACAAACATCCCAGTGATTGACAAATGTATTAATTTTTCTTGGTTCAAAGTACGGAGTATAACCTTTTGTTAGTTTTAAACCATTATCTTCTGACCATAAAACAACCTTTGGCCAGTTGATTGGTATAAAATTTCCGTGATGAACAATAAAACTTTCTTCTTTTTCAGGAATTAAATCAGGTTCATGTTCATCAATTTCTGATAATCTCTCATTAAAAATCCTTCTATGTGTTGAAGGACCACACATGCCGTCTGCTGTCAATCCTCTTTCTTTTTGCCATTTTCTAATTGCTTTAACTAGTTTTTCATCGTTTTCTTTACACCCAAACCAGTCAGGTTTCCAACCTAGCTTATCTGCTGAAGCTTGGTTATAAAATACTTTATCCATCATTAACCTCTTATGACTTAAAACGTTGTCCCAAAAAGTACAAATATTTTTCATACTCACCAGCTTGACTAGATAATGCATCGTCCAAGCCAAGTGTTAGCATGCCAGCATCTTCAAACACTTTGTAAATATCTGAGACTGAATTGATTAAATTTGCAACGACTTCGATGCCAATTTCTATAATTTCATGAGATCTTAAATTAACTGGTGATTTATATTTCTCATTTAAAAAATGTGAAGAAAATAAAGATAATTTTGCCGGACATGCAATTGATTCTTCTCCTGATAAAGCAATAGACTTTTCTATTAGTTCGTCAAAATGATCATCTAATTTTGGATATATTTCTCCATATAGACTTTCATGATCAGATAAAAAACCTGGTCCTTTTGTAACGTGATGCGCTGCATGAAACCAAAGAACACATGCTTTAAGATGAGCAAGGTAACTTTCCATATATTCCATTAATTCATTATTCATTATTCCTCCAGCTTTATTAAATATATACCATGCATAAAAAAAGCACTCATTAAGAGTGCTTTTAGTATAAAATGTAATAACAATAAATTTAATTATGAAAATTTAAAGTTAACACTGACATCAACTTCTAGTCGAGGTGTACGAAGATGATTTGCCAACTTAAGTCTTTTTGCTTCGTCAGCTTCAATATACCAGTCTGCTCTACCTCTATTATGAACTTCATTAATAAAATAATCGTCTGCATGACCACAATTTCTTGCCATCATTGTATAAATTTTCTTATTAAGTCTTTCAGTTTCTGCTGCTGAAGCTTTAATTTCTTCAACCTTTCCCCATTGAGCAGATGACACATCATGAATCATTACAGTCGCGTCCGGGTCCATATATCGCATTCCTTCTTCTCCAAAAGTAAAAAGAACCGCACCACAACTCATAGCTTTACCTTCTACAATTGTCGCAACAGGAAGGCTCGAAGCTTTAATAGCTGATATCATGCTCATTAAAGAATATACTTGGCCACCATAACTGTCTATTACGACAGGAATAACTTTTTGACCAGTATTGTGTGCCAGTGCCATTTGAGAAATAAAGTCTTTTGCGCTTTCTTCGTCAAATTTATTAACTCTAATAATTACTGGATTGTGACGAAGTTCAACTTCTTTTATTTGATTATCTACATTTAGTTTCCAAAGCATTTAATTTCCTCTGTTAGTATTTATTTATAGTATACTAAAATTGCAGGATGTTTACACATCCTGCAAAAGTTTATTTTATCCGCACTTACTGCTTCCGCAAGACTTACATGTTACACAGCCTTCTTGATATACTAAGCTGTCTTCAGCACCACATTGAGGACATGTTCTATCTACTTTAGTTCCGTCAATAATGTAATTTTTAAGACATCTTGAAATGACTTTTGAAAAACTAAACAAATCTGCTTCTTTATCTTTTTGCATTTGTTCAACCAAAAATTGTACAGGCACGCCGTGACGTAATGATGTTGAAATGACACGTGTATAACCTGCATGATTAGGATTGTCAAAAACTGATACTACATCTTTTATAGATAAAGCATCATCACCTTCACCTACTGTTAAATCATATTTACTGTTTTTAGTCTTAAAAAGTCTTTTTGAAAGTTTTCCTTTAGTATGACGACGTGGGATTTCTATTTGTTTTGCTTCACCACCTAATACTTCATAAGGCTTACCGTCCATAAGACCTACCATAACCACCCAGCGTTCACCCTTGACACTAGTATGAAAGATATCACATTCCAATTCGTCAGGTCTTTTAGGCGCATGTCTTTCAGTAATTGACGCTGAATCTTCTTTTTTGTCATCAGTTGAAACTAAAACACCAGAGCGACTGCCATCACGATAAACTGTTACACCTTTACAACCTAGTTCCCATCCAAGCATGTAAATATCTTTTACAGTTTCTACATCAATATCATTTGGAAGATTTGTTGTATTCGAAATTGCATGACAAATCCATTTCTGAGCAACTGATTGGAGTTTAACTTTTGCTCGCCAATCAATTTCATTAGCAGTGGCACCGTGATATGGACTAAAAGCAACTGCATGAGCTAGGTCAGATTCAGACGCTGTTGTCCCGTGATCACTGTCTAACCACTGCTTAAACCCGTGATGATAAACTGTAAATTCTGTCCATTCATCTCCTAAATCGTCCACAAACATTACTTCTTCACCGTTTTGCACTTTCTTTCGACGTGTATAGTGAAGCATAAATGCAGGTTCAATCCCTGATGTAGTTTGTGTCAGACAAGAAACTGAACCAGCAGGAGCAGTAGTTGTATTCGCTATGTTTCTTCTACCATACTGTCTATAATCTTCTTGAACTTCAGGTGTAAGACTAGAGATAACTCGATCTAAGAATTCATGACCTTCTTCTTTTTCTAGCTTAAACAGTGGAAATGATCCTCGTTCCTTTGCCAATTGAATCGATTCTTCATAAGAAGCAAGTGACAACCATTTATAAATTTCTTCAACAGTTTCAATAGAGTCTTCATCACCATATCTTTGACCTAACATCGCAATTGTATCACCAAGACCGGTTACACCTAAACCTGTTCTGCGACCATTTTTAGCTACGTTTCTTATAGTTTGCCACAAGTTTCTTTCCGGTGTTTTTGTTACTTCATGTTCCGGATCAGCATCAATTTTTGCTAGAATTTTATCAATTTGTTCAATTTCCAAATCAATCATATCATCCATTAACCTTTGTGCTTTTCGAGAGTAGTTTCTAAACTTGCCCCAGTCAAAACTTGCTTCATCTGTCCACGGTTTCTTTACAAACGACGTAAGGTTCATAAGCATAAGACGACAAGAATCATAGGGTGAAAGAATAATTTCACCGCAAGGGTTAGTCGATACAGAACCAAAACCATCATCTGTATAAGCATCAGACGGCGTCATTCGGGTTGCTGTATCCCAAAAAAGAACACCAGGTTCAGCAGAAGCATGTGCACCTTCAATTAAAGCGTTCCAAACATCAGAAGCATTAGTCATTTCAGAAACCTCTGGGTTCTCTGCGTCAACAGGCCATCGAAGTTGATAATCTTCTTTTTCTTTAACAGCTTTCATAAATTCATCAGTTACTCTTACTGAAATATTGGCACCCGTTACTCTTGTAAGATCACGTTTAATTTTAATAAAGTCCATAACTTGAGGATGATGAACAGAAATAGAAAGCATTAATGCACCACGTCGACCGCCTTGTGCCACTTCACGACATGAATTAGAAAAACGATCTAGAAATACTTCAATACCATCAGTCGTTTTTGCTGCATTAGATGTAAACATACCTTTAGGTCTAATAGTAGAGACATCAAAACCAACACCACCACGACGCTTCATAATCTGTACTTGTTCTTGATCTGTTTTAAGAATACCACCATAGCTGTCTTCAGGAGCTTCAATAACAAAACAATTAGAAAGAGACTGGATCTTTGCAGTATTTCCTATACCACTCATCGGAGAACCTTGCGGAACTACAAACCGAAAACCTTGAAATAAACCATAAATCTCTGCAAAACTTAATGGATTTTCGTATTTTTGTTCAATACGGGCAAATTCTTTTGCCAGTCTTTTGTGCATATCGTCTGGGGTTAGTTCTAGATAATTACCTTCTGCATCTTGAAGAGCGTATTTTCCTGCAAAAACTGATGCAGCGAGTTCGTCACCGCCAAAATATTCTAATGATGCATCATATGCTTGTTGATAGTTGTACATTTTTTCTCCGAAATTTATTTACCTGTGATTTCTTTCCACTTTGATTTTAACATGTCTTTTGTTCCTGTATTCTTACTTTCTAATATTTCTAGAGTAGATAATTCTGACGGGTCATCAATAACAGTTATTTTTGATTTTGCTGTATCGATTCTTACAGGAAAAAGAACTCCGTCTGTACCTGCTCTGTTTTTTGCAACAAATAGTCTGCCTGCACCAGTTGATTTTTCTAATTGTTTACGAGAAAGAGAAACAACTACATCAGCAACCATAGCTTTACCATAAGCTTCAGACATATTATCTAATCCAACAACTTCTTTATCTGCTGCTTCTCGATTAGCTTGTGATGCTGTCCAAATAGGTATCTTCATTTCCATTGCTAAATTTCTTAACTCTTCGTAAATTAACTTAAGTTCATGTCTTAATGAGTCATAGCTTCTTGTTGACCTCATGATATCAGCATAATCAATTACAATTAAGCTTGGAACAAAATCTTTCATTGCAAGTTTTTCCAAGTGATTACGAATTGTAACAACACTAGCTGATCCCGTGGGGTATTCTTTAATTATCAACCTTCCGTAATTATTTTCTTTATAGTTATTCAAAACCTCTTCTTTTCTTTCATAAACTTCCGAAGAGTCAATGTCACAAAGATGACTGTCGTATCTGACGCCTACAGCAGTTTCTGTTAATTCAAAAGTATAATGAACTACATTTTTACCAACTTTCAAAGCATTTGCACCAACGCTAACAAGAAAGTGAGATTTACCTACACCAGTAGGAGCAGTAATTACACCTATTTCTCCTCTTGCTAAACCGCCATTTAAGATTTTTTTAGAGTCTAGTTGAGTGATTCCTGTCGGGCATGTAACACGTGTAATTTTAGTAAAACGTGCTTCATAGTCTTCAAAGAAATCATGACCGGTTGTGCTCTGAGCACCTTTAGCTAAGGCATCTTTCATGATGTTCAAAACCGACTCATAGTTCTCATTACTAATTGCTTGAACTGATTCTTCAAGTGCTTGTTTAAGAACTTGTTTTTTGCAAAAGTCAAGTGCTTTTTCTTTAACAAACTTTAAATCGCCAAGATTAGGTGAAGACTTCATACGAGAAAGATATTCGACGACTTGTTCTCTAAGGATAATGTCATCGCCTGTCTTTAATTCGTCTTTAATAATTGAAACAAGTAATTGTAGCGTTGGAAAGTTTTTATATTTTGCATAAAAACCAAAGAATCGATTTGAAAGATATTGTAGATATTTAATTTCAAAATAATCTGATGTCATGACCTCCATCATTTGAGAGGCCCATGTATGGTCTGTTAGTAGTGCTTGAAAGATTTTTTCTTGAAATTCTTTTCCGTATTTAGAAAAATACGATTCTTTCATTGAATCTTCGTGAAAATATGCGTTCATTTATTCCCCTTAGCTTTTAAATTTTTAAAAAGTATTTTTGCTTTAAATAAGTCAATATTTAATATTCCATTTTCATTAAGCAATTTGTGTGCACCTATATTATTCATTGAAAATTCATAATTTTCAACTTTTTCATTAATTTTTTTTACTTGCATTTGTGTAATATTGTTAACATCTAAATGAACTAATTTCCAGTTTCTGTATATTGTATTTTGTTCAAATATACAGCTTAATTTATCTAATATTTTTAACTTCTTTGTCTTTTTAAGTTCTTCTACGTCACTTAAAAAATCTTCGATAAGATAATCGTCAGGTTTGGAAAATTTAGGAAAATACTTTGCAAGTGTCTTAAAAGAAACACCTTTAATCCCAGGTATGTTATCACTTGAATCTCCTGATATTGATTTAGCTAAACAAAAATTATTTGGATGAATTCCAAATCTATCAATGACTTTTTGAGTATTAACGAATGACTTTAAAGTAGGTGACCATATAATTAGCCTGTCACTAATTAATTGATAAAAATCATGATCAGAAGATATCACCACAATGTTCTGGTTGCTTAGTTTATACTTTGCCATATATCCAATGGCGTCGTCTGCTTCGGATCCCTCTACGTATATCTGTGTGACTGGAAATTTACTTAAAAGCGATATCAATATTTTAATTTGAAAGTTTCTATTTTCAACTGAATCAGGCAAATCATCATAATAGCGATTCATTTTTGCAGGTCTTCTACCTTTTTTATATTCTGGATATAAATCTCTTTTTCTTTTTGATCCGCCGCCTTCCCAGACAACATATATTTTTTCAGGATTAATTCTTTCAATTAATCTCAACATGTTGTTGAAAAAACCAACTATGCCGCCAACCTGCTCACCATTTTTTGACATTCCTGGGTGAGCAACGTAATGTCTGGTGAACAGGTTGTAAGCATCAATTATTATTATTCTATTAGAGATCGACATCTAAATGGTCCGCAAGTGCTTTAATTTCCTCATATGACTCTGGGTTAATGTCAATACCTTCATCTGAAGAAAGTATTTTTACCATTGCTGCTTCAATTAGATCGTCTAAATAATCCTTATATTCCGGATCAGCAAGAATTTCATTAAATTCTACTTTTCTAAACTTCTTTTCAACTACTAATTCACCAGTCAGACGATCAACAACGCTAAGTGTCTTCCATCCGCCCGTTCCTGCAACTTTAATAATATTGTCACCACAAGTTTCTTCACCGTGCTTTCTTAACACATCAAAGAGTTCTTCGTGTTCGACAATACCTTTACCAAAGTGAATTTGGAAATTTACTTTTCGAAACGGCGGCGCCACTTTATTTTTAACAGTTTTCGCCCAAACTTGAATACCGATGACATCATCCCCGTCTTTGATTTGTTGTCCTGCTCCCAATTTGATTCGTATAGATGAGTGAAAAGGGATTGCCTTACCCCCGGGTGTAGTATCAGGATCTCCATATAGTACTCCGACTTTAGTTCTAATTTGATTTAATATTACAAACAAGCTATTAGTTTGACCAATCAAGCCTGTTATTTTTCTCATTCCTTTACTTATCGCCCTCGCTTGCAAACCTATCGATTCTTTATCATAATCTCCTAATAATTCTGCTTTTGGTGATGACGCTGCAACAGAATCCCAAATAACAGTAACTGGTACATCTTTATCCAAAGCTTTGGCTTTAAGAATTGTTTTTTCTGCAATTGAAAGAACTTCTTCTGTACAATGTGTATCTACATAAACAAATCTACTAGAAACATCTACACCTAAATTACCTAGATTTTCTACTGAAGTTGCATTTTCTGTATCAATATAAACAACAATTCCACCCATTGATTGGGTGCTTCTTGCAATTTGTGTTGCAATATGAGACTTTCCAATAGAAGGTGGTCCAAATATTTCTACAATTCTACCTTCCGGAAAACCTCCGTTCTTTTTATTAGCACAAATATAGTCTAGCATTCTAGAGCCTGTACTAACCCATCTTTTTACATGTGTTGGACTTTCATCTTCAGAAAGATTGTATGCAACACGTGAACCATGATCTTTGTTTAATGACTTGATCAAGTCTTTAGTGAAATCATCAGACGACATATCTTCTCCGTTTTAAATATTAGTTTTATTATATAATAAATTTTCTAAATTTTCAAAATAAAAAAGGGAGTATTTCTACCCCCTTTTAAAGATTAATCACAATTTAGATTTTAATCCATTAGATCTGCAAAAGCATCGTCTAGACTGGCATATTCACCATCTTTTTTTGTTTCAGTATCACTACTAGAATTAGAACTTGATCGTTCAGTTCCTGTATCGTCACCGTCTTCATCGCCTGCTAGCCAATCATTGATTATCTTTGACAATTCATCGTATGATTTAAGTTGAAAAATACTTTCAACATCAGGAAGATTTGTCATCCATTCTTTTGACTGTTTAGAGTCTGAAGAAAGTTTAGTTTGTTTTCCTCTTGGGGTGATTGCAGTAGTTGCCCACTGTTGTCCAGGATTTTTTGTACATGTTACAGTAATATCTCGACCTTCGAGAGGATCAGTAATATCACCATAATCTTCATCAAGCATCAACGCTAGAATTGATTGATATACAGTTTTTCCAAATCCCCAAAGTTTAACACCTTCTGATTCTTCACCTCGAACAATACATGCAGCATAAACTCGCATTTTTGGGTACAATTTCTTAGCCATTTCATATGACTCTTTAGTACCTTCATCACGAAGTTTATTGATTAGTTCTTGAATTGGGTCACGCTTACCAAACTGGCTTGGTGCCAAAAGACCTCTTTGCCCAGGAATATTGTAGTAAAACATCAATTCTTTAAATGGTTGCCCATCATTATCTGGAAAAGAAAGAAGTCGAACAGAATGCTTTTCACCTTCAGTAGGTTTCCACATTACATTTCTGCTAGTATTGTTTCCGCTTAAACGGTCAAGTTTACGCTTAATAGCGTCAAAATCTATTGCCATGATATTATCTCCTAATTAATTTTTAATATGCAATATTTAGTTTTTTGTTTATATTGCTTAAGCATTATACTTAAGCAAAACATATTATACAAAAAAATTAGGAAATTTAAAACTATCTAACTCTTCCTGTTGTTTTTAGTTTCCAAATTTGCAAAGCGCGAACAGACTCAGAAATTCTATGATGATCGTTGCGATCTTTTTTTGATTTATTAGAAGC